GGGCGGCGCAAAAATTGTGTTGGCAAATGGTGACGTACTTAAAGCTCAAAGCGATACCGCTTCGTCTTTAGATATTGTTACATCATTTATCGACGAAATCAGTACGTAGGAGGAATTATGACGGCAATAGTAAATGGAATCCAATACATCGGAGGGCAAGCAGCCCCCAACGAATTTATACCTAATCAATCGTCCACGATTGACGGAACTCAAACAATTGAAAGTGCAGTTTTAGCTGGACCAATAACTATACCAGCAACTGTAACAGTAACAGGGACTTTAGTAATAGTATAATGTCAAAAATAGAAGTAGATGCAATAACAGAACAGTCAGGCACAACACTTACAACAGGTGGTGGAGCAGGTAAAACTGTTGTTGTAGATGCAACTACTGTAACTTTAGGTAGATGTGGTGGAACTGTAGCATTAGCTAGTGGCGCTACTCAATCAGGTTTTGGTAGAACAGGGACTGTTGATTGGCAAACAACTCCTAAAACAGGAGATTTTACAGCAGTTAATGGCGAAGGTTATTTTGTTAATACAACATCAGGTGCTATAACAATGACTATGCCATCTGGTTCAGCAGGTGCAATAGTTTCAATACAAGATTATAATAAAACATTTGATTCAAATGCTTTCACAATATCTCCTGCAAGTGGGGAAAAAATTAATGGTGGTGGTGCTAATGGAGATTTAATTATACTCACAGAAGGTCAAGGTTTAACTTTTGTTTATGTAGATGCAACAGTTGGTTGGAAAACTGTGCACGAAAATGAATTTATAGGAGTTGGAAGTAATTTTATTGTAGCATCTGGCGGAACAGAAACAATTTGTGGAAATTGCAAAATTCATACGTTCACAGGACCAGGAACTTTTACAATTGATAGAGTAGCTGTATGTGCTGCTGATAATGTAGTTTCACACGTAGTAATAGCAGGTGGAGGTGGTGGTGGAGGAAATAGAGGTGGTGGTGGAGGTGGTGGAGGTTATAGAGAAGTAGTAAGTCCAAGTTCACCCTATACAGGGTCTCCATTAAATGGATATCCATCCGCACCAAATAGAGTTACAGTTACAGCAACAGCTTTTCCAATTACAGTAGGTGGTGGTGGAGCTGGTCAACCAAACCCAACTACTAATGGTGCTGGAGGGCAAGGTGGTAGTTCAATTTTTTCAACAATTACAAGTGCTGGTGGTGGTGGAGGTAGAGATGATGATTCTCCAAAACCTGGAAATCCAACTACTAATGGTGGATCCGGCGGTGGATCTGGTGGTGGAGGTAATGTACTTAATATAGGTGGTAGTGGTAATACACCTCCAGTAAGTCCAGCTCAAGGAACAGATGGGGGTAGTTCAACTACTCCAGGTCCTGCTCCTTTAGGTAATCACGGTGGAGGTGGTGGTGGAGCAACTGTAGCAGGAAGGGCTTCTAATTCTCCAGGTTGTAGAGGATTTGGAGGAACAGGTGCAACTTCTTCAATTAATGGAACACCAACAGGAAGAGCTGGAGGTGGTGGAGCTGGATCAGCTGGCCCTGGAGCAGGTGCTTGCGGTGTTGATGGTGGAGGAGATGGTGGTGATTCAAATAATGGTAGTTCAGGTTGCAACGGGACAGCTAACACAGGTGGTGGAGCTGGTGGAGGTGCAGGTTCAGGTGGAGCTGGTGGAACAGGCGGCTCTGGTATAGTAATAATAAGGTATAAATTTCAATAATTATGACAAGTAAAATTAAAGTAGATAACATAGAAAACCAATGCGGCGGTGCAGTAGTCACTAAATGCGGTGCAACAACTACGATCAGTGGTTCAGTTGTAAAAGCAGATGACATACAAGCAGCAGATGGTGGAAATTTAATTAATCAATGTGGTACAACAATCACATTAGGTGCAAGTGGCGATACTGTTAATTTAGCATCAGGTGCATCACAATCAGGTTTTGGTAGAACAGGGACTGTAGACTGGGATACAACTCCAAAAACAGCAACATTTACAGCAGTCAGTGGTGAAGGTTATTTTTGTAATACGACAGGTGGTGCTTTTACAGTTAATTTACCTGCAGGTTCAGCAGGTGCGATCGTATCTGTTGCAGATTATGCAGCTACTTGGCAAACAAATAATTTAACAGTTTCACCAAATGGATCAGATAAAATTGGTGGAACAAATTCTAATGTAGTTTTAAATACAGAAGGTCAATCAGTAACATTTATATTCGTTGATTCAACACAAGGTTGGATAAATGTTCAAGATTCAACTTCTAATGAAAGAAGTATTAGTTTTGTTGCTGCAACTGGTGGTACAGTTTTAACTAATGGTAATTTTAAAACACATATTTTTACAGGACCAGGAACCTTTTGTGTTTCATCAGCAGGATCTGCTGGTGGTTCTAATTCAGTAGATTATTTTGTAGTAGCTGGTGGTGGCGGTGCAGGACAATCAATTAGTGGAGGAGGCGGTGCGGGTGGTTTTAGACAGTCCAATTCAGTAGGATGCATTTCAGCACCTAATATGTCTCCATTAGCTAATCCAACTGGATTATCAGTATCAGTTCAAGGTTATCCTATAGCTGTAGGCGGAGGTGGGGCTGGAGGTCCTAGTAGTGCTCAAGGTGTTACGTCAACTTTTTCAACTATATCCTCAGCAGGTGGAGGTGATTCAAATGGTTATGGTGGTACAGGAAACGCTGGAGGTTCAGGTGGTGGTGCATCAGCTGGTTGTTCCGGAACAAGAGCAGCTGGAGCAGGAAATACTCCTCCAGTTAGTCCGCCACAAGGTAATAATGGAGGCCCTTCAACTAATAGCAATAGTGGTGGAGGTGGAGGTGGAGCAAGTGCTGTAGGTGGAACAGGTGCTGGTAGTGCTGCTCCAGGAGGAGCAGGATCTTTTATAGGAACTCCTTTTATAGGTCCCACTGCACCTTCTTATGGTGCAACAGGTCCTGCAGGAAGGTATTTTTCAGGTGCAGGAGGTGGAGGAATTAGAACTCCTGGAGCTTCTCCTAATTCTGCTACTGCTGGTCTAGGTGGTGGTGGATATAGTAGGGCAAATAATACGGGAACTGATGGCACAACTAACACCGGTGGCGGTGGTGGCGGTGGTAACTATGATGGTACGGAAAGACACGGTGGTTCTGGTGGCTCAGGTATAGTAATGATAAGGTATAAATTTCAATAGGTAAATTATGAGTGAAGTAAAAGTAAATAAAATTAGTCCAAGAACAAATTGTGGTACAGTCCAGTTAGGAGATAGTGGTGACACTATAACAATTCCTGCAGGTGCAACGATCACGAACAACGGTACGGCGGCAGGGTTCGGCGCAACCGGTGCAGCTTCTTGGGATACAACAGTTAAAACAGGAGACTTTACAGCAGTAAGTGGTGTAGGGTATTTTGTAAATACAACAGGTGGAGCAATCACAGTAACTCTACCAGCATCACCTGACGCTGGAGCGGTGATCGCAATTTCAGATTATGCAAATACAGCAGATACCAATAATATTACATTAGCTAGAAATGGATCTAATATAGAAGGCAATGCGGAAGATTTTGTAATAAACGTAGAAGGTGTTGCAATAACTTTTGTTTATGTAGATGCAACAAAAGGTTGGATAACAACAGATACAGGTCAAAGTTCTAATGCTTTTATTAGTCCGTTTATAGAAGCAACAGGTGGAACAATAACAACTTGTGGTGATTTTAAAATACATACATTTACAGGTCCAGGAAATTTTACAGTAACAAGTGCTGGATCTCCAGCAGGTTCAACTACAGTAGATTATTTAGTACTCGCTGGTGGTGGAGGTGGTGGTAGTGATGGTTATCCTGCCCCCAGAGGTGGAGGTGGAGGTGGTGCAGGTGGTTATAGATTATCAGCTTGTACTTATTGTGAACCTGCGGGAAGAGCTAATCCTTGTGGTGCTTTAACAGTAGAAGTTCAAGCTTATCCAGTAATAGTAGGTGCTGGCGGTGCTGGAGGTCCTCCATCTACTTGTGCTCCAGTTGCAAACGGTTCTAGAGGCGGAGTATCAAGTTTTTCAACAATAACATCAGCAGGTGGTGGTGCCGGCAATGGACACGGTTCATCAACTAATGGTGATATGGCAGTAACTCCTGGAGGATCTGGTGGAGGTTTTCAAGGAGAAGGAACACCTACTCCATCTCACCCAACTGGAGGTAAAGGAAATACTCCTCCAACAACTCCTGTTCAAGGATTTAACGCTGGAGATGCTGCAGGGTCACCAAATTATAATTATGGTGGTGGAGGTGGTGCTGGTGGTAGAGGATCAAATAGTCCTCCAACAGGTAGTGGAGGAGCAGGTGGTGTTGGTTCTCCAAGTGCTATAACAGGATCAGCAGTTAATTATGGAGGCGGTGGTGGTTCATCTCCTTCGGGAGGAGCTTCTCCGTGTGGAACTGGAGGTGGTGCTTTAGGTAATAATGGAACCACTAATAGAGGTGGTGGTGGTGCTGGAAATAGACCAGGAACTGGTGGTTCAGGCGGTTCAGGAATTGTTATTATAAGGTACAAATTTCAATAGTTGATTTAAAATAAAAAATATAATATAAGGAGAATAATTATGGCACATTTTGCAAAACTAGGAGCTAACAGTAAAGTTATTCAAGTACTCACTTTGAATAATTCTGATATGTTAAACGCTGATGGCGTTGAAGATGAAACAGTAGGTCAACAATATTTAGAGACACATAATAATTGGCCTGCACAAATGTGGATTCAAACTTCATACAATACAACAGGTGGAACTCACAGAAATGGTGGAACACCTTTTAGAGGTAACTATGCAGGTATAGGTTATACTTGGGACGAAGATGATCAAATCTTCTGGCCTAAAAAACCTTTTGCATCTTGGGTAAAACACATCGAATCAGCTTCTTGGAAATCACCAATCGGTGATGCTCCAGCATTAACAGAAGAACAGATTTCACAAAATACAGCTGATACTCACAGATGGTCTTACGTCTGGAATGAAGCAAATACAACTTGGGACTTGACAGACAGCAAAGCATAAATTAAAAATGGTGGTGGTATGCAGAGACAAGTATTAACAGAGCAAAGTTTATTCTACGGTGATATCGATATGCCGAAAGGTTTTGAAATAGACCAAGAAAAACTTACCAACGATATTTTACAATCATCATTTACTAATAAACAATTTCCATTTTCAAGAACTTGGGATATGTTAAATACATATATGAGAGACTTTATTGGTCTTGATTATGGTATCAATTTAGTTAACAAATCAACGTGGGGAAATATCTATAAACCCAATGAGACAACAATTCCTTTATTAAATATTGATCCGGTGGATCTACGAAACTCTCCAGACTTTACTATGCTTTATGGCGTTAAAGTTAAAGATTGTTTTGTTCGAATACACTACGAAGATAATAGACGTAAAGGAAGAAGTTGGGACATAGAACTTAAAAATAATATGTTCATAATGTTTCCATCAACGAATATGTATTACCTAACTAACAATCAAAAAGATTCATTAAACTTTGTGCAAACAATAACTTATGAATATATCTAATTACTATTGGTATTTTAGTGGTGTCCTTACACCAAAGTTTTGTGATGATGTAATAGCTTATGCTAATCAACAAGAAGAAGTAATGGCTAGAACAGGTGGC